GTTATCAAAACTTTTCCACGTGGAAAAGTTGGGGGGTAATGGAAAAGTATTCATGGGAAATTTTGGGCGAAAAAAAACCCCCCGATTTCTCGGGGGGTTCGGAGGGTGAGATTACTTGATCTCGATACCGGATGCTTCAAGGTAGGACTTGATGCCTTCAAGCAAGGACTTGATTTCATCGTTGTCCCATGATGCCTCTAGGTCATTTACAAACCCTTCAAATTCTGCATCCCTGAAACACGTTGCCAGCTTGTCGGCAAACTCTTTTTTGCCCTTCGCGCTACCCTTCGCACCGGCGGCGGCTTGCCGTCCTCCGGCCTTTGTGCCTCCCCAGTCTTTGACTGGCTTGCCAGTCTTCACGGCTTCCCTGAAAAGACTCAGGTAATTCTGAGCGGTTTTCTTAGCCCATCCGGCTTTCACCAGAGTATCAACGAATGACGTTGCAATGGCACATCCTGCACCATCCTTGCTGTAGCGGCCAACAACTACCTTGTCCTTGTGCAGGACTGCAATGCGCTTGTTTGCGCTTTCACGGCATGATGCGGATGCATCATCGTGTTTTTTGGCTTCCACTAAGTCAGTGGCAACGGAAGCGGCTTGTGCCGCATAAGAGAGCTTGGTCATAAAGACTTTCATCAACGCAGGTTAAAAGAATTATGTATCGAGCGCGTTTCCCCGATCCATGACTGGATTGTGAGGCAAATCAGCCTATATTGCACGACATAGCAACATCTTGACAGGTGGGGTGGTTGATTTTCCCACTGTGGGAAATTGGGAGGGGGCACCCCCTAGATTGGGCCGGTCAGTTTGGGCAGGGCTATGCACTGTAATATGCTCAAAAGATATCAGCCGCCAATCTAAACCGTGCAAAGAAACGATCCGGTGGCCACCAAATTTTCAGTTACAACACTATAAGATCTTATAGAGTGTCCGGCATTTACCGGTATAGTTTTCAAACCCGGGCCAACATTCGCCCGTTAATACAACACTACAAGATGTTGTAGGGTACCCCCTTCCTGTTTTTTACTCTGCACTTCTTAGCGTTGTTTTAGAAACACCCCCGTCACCTTTTTTAATCACAAACCCCACCCCCCTATATTATTTTTTCAAAAGCGTGTACACTCCGCACAAATTGGAGCCACAAACCGCTACCCATGATTCTTGTTACACCAGAACTAGATGTCCCCCTGCCTTTCTCGCTGACAGCCGAGGAAGCTAAAGACTTGCATGCACGAGCGCAAGCTGCGTTCAATACTGTTGAGTTCCTGACAGCCAACGGAATGCAAGTACCCACTGCCACAACCGCCGACAAGAAAGAAGCTCATGCTCAGTTTTTTGAAAGTCCGCACAAAACCCCGGAGCTAAGTTCAGCCGCCGCAATAATCTTAAAAGGCATGCTGGATGAGTACGATGTAGAAGTTGTACGTAATGCAGCGCAGGTTAGAAACTACGTGAAGATGCGACTTCTTATGCTGACAGGTTCAGATAAAGAGTCAACTCAGTTAAAGGCGTTAGAACTTCTTGGCAAGATGAGTGACGTGGGAGCGTTTGTGGAACGCATGGAGATCAATGTCACGCACCGAACTACTGAAGAGTTGCAGGCTGAACTGGCCAGTAAGCTGTCTTCTTATATGGATGGCATTATTGATGTGGAAGCCAAGTCCCTTGCAGTGCCAGAAGAGAAGTACTTGAACGGTGCACCTGCGGTGCAGGTGATTGATCTGGATGAAGAACTCGGCATGACCGGCAAAGAGTTGGACGAGACCGATGACTGAAGTTCTTGAAAAGACGAAACTTGAATTGGTACTGGAGAAGCTACAAACTCTCCCATACGGTCAGCAGCAAATGCTGCTTAAAAAGTTCCCTAAAGATGAGCAAGCAGCCATTGCAGAAATTCTGGATGAGCTAAATACCCGCAAGTTGCGTACCCTAGCCGCTGATGACTTCATGGTGTTCATCAGGGAGATGTGGCCTAACTTCATTCACGGTCGGCATCACGAGAAGATGGCGCGGGCGTTTGAGCGGGTGGCTCGGGGTGAGTGTAAAAGGCTCATCATCAACATGCCGCCTCGTCATACCAAGTCAGAATTTGCCAGTTACCTGCTACCGGCGTGGTTTTTTGGCAAGTTTCCGGGCAAAAAGATCATTCAAACGTCGCACACTGCCGAGTTGGCGGTGGGTTTTGGCCGAAAAGTACGTAACTTGGTGGACTCTGCTAACTATAAGCGGATATTTCCGGCCCTAGATTTGCAGTCTGACTCAAAAGCGGCGGGTCGATGGGCCACTAACTTCGGCGGTGAATACTTTGCGATTGGTATTGGCGGTGCTGTGACCGGTAAAGGTGCGGATATTCTGATTATTGACGACCCGCACTCGGAGCAAGAGGCCGCGATGGCCCAGTCAAACCCAGAAATCTACGATAAAACGTATGAGTGGTACACATCTGGCCCTCGTCAGCGTCTCCAGCCGGGTGGCTCTATTGTGATGGTGATGACTCGCTGGTCTAAACGGGACTTAACGGGTCAAGTAATCAAGGCTGCGGCCCAAAGGTCGGGTGAAGAGTGGGAAGTGATCGAGTTTCCTGCCATTTTGCCCTCGGGTAAACCCTTATGGCCTGAGTTTTGGTCATTACAAGAGCTTTCTGCCCTCAAAGAAGAACTTCCCAACGCCAAATGGCAAGCGCAGTATATGCAGTCCCCCACTTCGGACGTTTCTGCCATTGTGAAGCGTGAATGGTGGAAGATTTGGGAGCATGACAGCCCGCCTTCGTGTGAATTTATCATTCAGTCATGGGATACGGCGTTCTTAAAGACAGAACGGGCTGACTATTCAGCTTGCACAACGTGGGGTGTGTTCTATAAAGACGATGACCGGGGCGTAAACCGGGCAAATATTATTCTGCTCAATGCGTTCAAAAAACGCATGGAGTTCCCCGAGTTAAAACAGCGGGCGTTTGAAGAATACAAAGAGTGGGAAGTTGATTCGCTGATTGTTGAAGCCAAGGCGGCGGGGTCGCCACTGATATTTGAGTTGCGGGCGATGGGAATTCCAGTGCAGGAGTTCACACCAAGCAAAGGTAACGATAAAATTGCGCGGCTGAATGCAGTAGCTGATATGTTTGCATCCGGACACGTTTGGGTGCCTAATACACACTGGGCAGAAGAGCTTGTTGAAGAGGTCGCGTCTTTCCCATCAGGGGAGCATGACGACTTGGTGGACTCAATGACTCAGGCATTACTGCGTTACAGGCGCGGTGGCTTTATTCAATTGGCGTCTGATGAGGAAGATGAACCAAAGTCTTTCCGCAGGAAAGAACCGTACTACTAAGGATGAAACATGGCTATTGAGAAGTCACTATATGCAGCGCCGCAAGGCTTGGAAGAACTGGCCGCGATGGATCAAGCATCTCCTCAAATTGAGATTGAGATTGAAGACCCTGAAGCTGTGACCATCGGCATAGATGGCATGGAGATTGAGATCACGCCTGATGCAGAATCAGAAGATGACTTCAATGCCAACTTGGCTGAGTACATTGGTGAAGAGGTCTTACAAAGTATTGCTGAAGATTTGATCAGTGACTATGACGAGGATGTGGCCAGTCGCAAAGACTGGATGCAGACTTACGTTGATGGCCTAGAACTTCTGGGCATGAAGATTGAAGAACGCACAGAGCCATGGGAAGGCGCGTGTGGTGTGTTCCACCCCATGTTGTCTGAAGCTCTGGTGAAGTTCCAGTCAGAAACAATGATGGCAACGTTTCCTGCCGCTGGGCCAGTCAAGACCCAGATCATTGGCAAAGAGACACCTGCTAAGAAAGAGTCTGCACAGCGTGTGGCAGACGACATGAATTACCAACTCACTGATGTGATGAAGGAATACAGGCCAGAGCATGAGCGCATGTTGTGGGGCTTGGGCCTGTCTGGCAATGCGTTCAAGAAGGTGTATTTTGATCCCTCACTTGATCGCCAAGTGTCTTTCTTTGTTCCTGCTGAAGACATCGTTGTGCCTTACGGCGCGAGTAACTTAGAGTCTTCTCCACGTATCACTCATGTGATGCGTAAGACTGAAAATGAGTTGCGTAAACTTCAAGTGGCTGGGTTCTACTGTGATGTTGATCTGGGCACACCTGACAACGTGTTGGATGAAGTTGAGAAGAAGATTGCAGAGAAGATGGGCTTTAGAGCCACTGCCGATGATCGCTTCAAACTGTTGGAGATGAACGTAGACCTTGATTTGGAAGGTTATGAGCACAAAGACAAGAAGGGTGAGAAGACTGGCATTGCACTGCCGTATGTAGTCACTATTGAAAAGGGAACCAGCAACGTGCTGGCCATTCGTCGTAACTGGGAGCCAGATGATGAGACCTACGCCAAGCGACAACACTTCGTCCATTATGGATACGTTCCCGGATTTGGTTTCTACTGCTTCGGACTTATTCACCTTATTGGCGCGTTTGCCAAGTCGGGTACTTCTCTCATTCGTCAGCTTGTCGATGCTGGCACTCTTAGTAACTTGCCCGGTGGTTTTAAAACTCGTGGCATGCGAGTCAAGGGAGATGACACACCAATCGCTCCCGGTGAGTGGCGTGATGCAGACGTAGCAAGCGGCACACTGAAAGATAACTTACTGCCCCTGCCGTACAAAGAGCCTAGCCAGACATTGATGGCTTTGCTTGGTCAGATTGTTGAAGAAGGTAGACGCTTCGCCAATACAGCAGACTTGACGCTGAGTGATATGAGTGCGCAAGCGCCTGTAGGTACTACCTTGGCAATTTTGGAGCGTACGCTCAAGAACATGTCTGCCATTCAGGCACGTGTTCACTACTCAATGAAGCAAGAGTTGGGACTCTTAAAGCACATCATTGCTGAGTACACCCCAGAAGACTACGACTACCAGCCTACTGAAGGCAGTCGCAAGGCGAAGAAGTCTGACTATGATGACGTGGACGTGATCCCCGTGTCAGACCCGAATGCGTCAACCATGGCGCAGAAGATCGTGCAGTATCAAGCTGTGTTACAGCTTGCACAGGGCGCACCGCAGTTATACAACTTGCCACTCTTGCACCGTCAGATGCTTGAGGTGTTGGGTATTAAGGATGCGCAAAAACTTGTGCCGATGGACGACGACCAGAAGCCCACCGACCCCGTGTCAGAGAACCAGAATGTGCTCAAGGGTAAGCCGGTCAAAGCGTTCCTGTCTCAAGACCATAAGGCTCACATTGTTGTGCACATGGCCGCGATGCAAGACCCCAAGATTCAGGCACTCTTACAACAGAACCCGATGGCGCAAGCCATGCAGTCAGCCATGATGGCGCACATCAACGAGCACTTAGGGTTTGAGTATCGCAAGCAGATTGAAGAGACATTGGGTATGCAGTTGCCACCTCAAACAGATGAGTCTGGTGAAGAAGTTCAGATGTCTCCAGAAGTGGAAGCACGGCTGTCTCCGATGTTGGCACAGGCCGCGCAGCAGTTGCTCCAGAAGAATCAGCAGGAAGCACAGCAGGCTCAAGCGCAACAACAAGCGCAAGACCCCATCGTGCAAATGCAGATGCAAGAGTTACAACTCAAGGCGCAAGAGAACCAGCGCAAGGCCGCTAAAGACCAAGCCGACAACGCTATCAAAGCAGCGCAGTTGCAGGTCGAGCGTGATCGCATCCAGACACAGCAGTCCACTGATGACAAGCGCATCAAGTTGGACGCGATGAAGACTGCTGTTCAGATGGAGAGCGATAAGCAACGCCACATGATGGACAAAGGTGTAGATGTCCTCAAGCAACTCTCTAACAAGAGTCATGAAGAGCAACTGCGGGCAATGCAGGAGCGCATTCAAATGAGGCAACAAAACAAACCAACGAAAGGTGAATAAATGAACGGATTTGAAGTTCTCATCCAACAAGCGGATGAGAAGATTGATCAACTCAAGGACTTTCTGGCCGAGGGCAAGGCCGAGTCCTTTGAGGATTACAAGAAACTGTGTGGTGAGATTCGTGGTCTGCTCATCATGCGGGGATACACCCTAGACCTGAAACAACGATTGGAGACTTCGGATGACTAGTTCCATCCTATTGGCTACAGACGCCAATAACCCACAAGTCGTGGGAACCTATAACTGGGAATCATCAATGGAGGAAAAGGGTAAGCAATTACCAAGGCCATCTGGCTACCGAATCCTTTGCGCAATACCAGAGGCAGAGAAAGAGTTTGAGGACAGTGAAGTAGGTTTGATCAAAGCTGATGAAACCATGCGCAACGAGGAGACCCTCACAACGGTCTTATTTGTTGTCGATATGGGGCCAGACTGCTATCAAGACCCATCTAAGTTCCCTACTGGGCCGTGGTGCAAACCCGGGGATTTTGTCCTCGTGCGTCCACATTCAGGTTCTCGCTTGGTCATACATGGCCGTGAGTTCCGCATCATCAATGACGATACTGTCGAGGCCGTCGTAGACGATCCCCGTGGTATTAAACGTAAATAAAAGGAGCACAAAATGCCTTTAGACGACGACACAGAATTCAAGTTTCCAGACGAAGTTGAAAGTAAGGGTAAACCCTCACAAAACGCAGAGCCTGAGATTGAGATTGAAATTGAAGACGACGCCCCGGCTGAAGACCGTGGCCGTCAGCCCTTGCCCAAACCTCTGGTTGAAGAACTAGAGAAGGATGAGCTAGACCAGTACGACGACAACGTGAAGACCAAACTCAAGCAAATGCGCAAGGTTTGGCACGACGAGCGCCGTGAGAAAGAGTCTGCCCTGCGTGAACAGCAAGAAGCTGTCACTTTGGCACAACGCCTGTTAGAAGAGAATAAGCGCATCAAAGGTATTCTTACCAACGGTGAGAAAGAGTACGTCTCTACCATTCAGAGTAATGCTGATATGGAGTTGAAGATTGCTCAACGTGCCTATAAAGAAGCGTATGAGGCAGGTGACTCTGACAAGATGATGGAGGCCAACCAAGCGTTGCAGATGGCCAACCTGAAATCTATACAGGTAAAAAACTTTCGCATGCCCTCTTTACAAGAAGAGGAATTTCAAGTACAACAGCAACAAGTGCAGTATCAACCTGCACCGAGCATACCTGAACCGGACAATAAAGCAGTAGCGTGGCAAAAGCGCAATAGCTGGTTTGGACAGGATCGGAGTATGACGGCCTTTGCTTTAGGTTTACACGAAGACCTGAGAGACAATGGTGTAGAGGTTGGTTCTGATGAGTATTACCGCGAATTGGACAATACAATGCGCAAACGGTTTTCAGAGAAATTTGAAGACCAAGAAGACAATAGACAGCAGACCCGGACAAGACCCGGTACTGTAGTCGCCCCGGCAGTTCGTAGCACGGCCCCTCATAAGGTTAAGCTAAAGCAAAGCCAAGTAAACCTAGCCCGAAAACTGGGTTTAACGCCAGAGCAATATGTGAAGGCACAACTTGAATTGGAGGCCCGTAATGGCTGATATTAAAGACAACAAACTCACACGCGAGTTGACAACCCGTGCGGTACAGGAACGTCCCAAGCAGTGGGCGCAACCTGAACTGTTGCCCGAGCCAGACAAACAGCCCGGATACAACTATCGCTGGATTCGTGTTTCTACGATGAACAATGCTGACCCACGTAACTTATCGGCCAAACTCCGAGAAGGTTGGGAACCCGTTGCCATTGAAGAGCAACCGAAATTTAGACTGTTAGCCGATCCCAATAGTCGTTTTAAAGACAACATTGAGGTTGGTGGATTATTGCTTTGCAAGACACCTACTGATTTTGTAGACCAGCGAAATGCCCATTTTGCCAAAGTCACTCAATCTCAGACAGATGCTGTAGACAATAGTTTCATGCGTCAAAGCGATGCGCGGATGCCGCTCTTCCAAGAGCGTAAGTCCTCGTCCAGCTTTGGCAAAGGTACTTAAATTTTTAAGGAGTCTTAAATGGCTTATCCCGTCGTCTCGGCCCCCTACGGCCTAAAGCCGATCAATCTGATCGGTGGTCAGGTATTTGCGGGTTCTACCCGTGATTACTCGATCCAGTATGGTTACGCATCAAACATCTTTTACGGTGACTTGGTAAATATTGTTCGTGGTTCTATTATTAAGAACACTGACACTACTGACTCTACCGGCACTGGTTTGGTTGGTGTGTTTTTGGGTTGTTCTTACACAAACCCTACGACCAAACAATTGCAATTTGCTCAGTACTGGCCCTCTGGCACTGCTGCTACTGGCAGAGCTATCGTCTGTGATGATCCTGACACAGTATTTAAAGTGGTCATGTGTTCCTCTTCAACGGTCATTGCCTCTGCTGCTACTGCTCTGTTAGGTCAAAACTTTGGTTTGATTCAAAATGCAGGTAACGTCAACACAGGTAATTCTGCTGTTGCCGCTCTGTATAACGCATCAAGCACAGGTGTTGATCTTGCTCTACGTGCAGTTGGTTTGGTTGAGGAAACTGCCATTCAAACTAGCGCAACCGGCTCGTCTTCTTCTACTACCATTACATTGACTGGCTCTGGCTTGCCAAGCGCGTTGGTGGTCGGTACAGAAGTTGGCTACATTGCTGCTAATGGTCAGTATGTTCAATCTGGCTCGTATGTGTCTGTGGCTGCGGCTGCGGGCGCTACGTCAGTGACCATTAACTCAACGATTGCGGTTCCCGGCAGTGTTACAGCCATTCCCGGCGGTTCCACTATTCTTTTCACCCAGTATCCAGAAATGCTTGTCAAACTTAACTTTGGCACTCATTCCTACTACACTGGCACAGCCGTTTAAGGAGCTGAATCATGGCTATTTCACGCGCACAACTACTTAAAGAACTTCTCCCCGGTCTGAACGCTTTGTTTGGTCTGGAGTACGCCAAGTATGGTGAGGAACATAAAGAGATTTATGAAACCGAAACCTCTGAGCGTTCTTTTGAAGAAGAAACGAAACTGTCTGGTTTCTCTGCTGCCCCCGTTAAAAACGAGGGTTCTGCCATTGCTTATGACAATGCGCAGGAAGCATGGACTGCCCGATACAACCACGAAACCATTGCTTTGGGCTTCAGCTTGACTGAAGAGGCTATCGAAGATAACTTGTATGACTCACTGTCTGCTCGTTACACGAAGGCTTTGGCCCGCGCTATGGCTTACACCAAGCAAGTTAAAGCTGCTGCTGTTTTGAATAACGGCTTCAGCAATGCTTACGCTGGTGGTGACGGTGTTGCTTTGTTTAGCGCATCACACCCCTTGGTGTCTGGTGGTACTAACAGTAACATCCCCTCTACCCCTGCTGACTTGAACGAAACATCGTTGGAAAACGCTGTTATTCAGATTAGCTTGTGGACAGACGAGCGTGGCCTGTTGATCGCTGCCAAGCCTAATAAGTTGGTGGTTCCACCTGCACTCCAGTTCACGGCAACTCGCTTGCTTGAGACTGAATTGCGCGTGTCTACTGCTGACAATGATATCAACGCCTTGAAGAACAATGGTTCTATCCCCGGTGGATATACCATTAACCACTTCTTGACTGATACCAATGCTTGGTTCCTGACTACAGACGTACCTAACGGCATGAAGCACTTTGTGCGTTCGCCTTTGGCCCAGTCTATGGACGGCGACTTTGACACAGGTAACGTCCGTTACAAGTCTCGTGAGCGTTACAGCTTCGGCTGGTCTGACCCTCTGGGCATGTTCGGTTCTACCGGTGCTTAATATTTCTTAGGAAATATATGGAGAAGGGGGCTTGTGCCCCCTTTTCTTTTGTTGTATATTGCTTTCAACCCGGGCTTATCCGGTGCATTGAACAGTCCCGGCTGACGACATACAGATCAATGTGCCTAACTTGTATGTAAGGAAAAATCATGGCAAATACCACATTCAATGGCCCAGTGCGGTCGCAGAATG